CGCGGCGGCGCGGAGATCGCCGCGGAACTTGGCAATCGACCGAACGCAGTTCAGGAACCCTTGGCCCTTTTCGCGTTTAGGTGTTTCGACGCGGGCTGCCTGCCGGGTTTCCTGATGGTTGCCGATTTCGCGGGCCGTTTCCGCCTCGAGCAAGATCTGCCGCTCTTCTCGCTCAATTTCCGTTTTCATCCGCTCCGCTTCGGCGAGCTTTGCTTCCCATGCGGTGTTTTCGTCCGCAGTGAGAGCGCGATTCGCCGTCTCGGCCGTATTGAGGATGGTGCGAGCCTCTTCGATGAGCGCGGCCCGTTTGCGCCGTTTTTCGAGAATGGTCATAAGGTGACCCTCCTTTCAAATTTCCGCTGCGATGAGATCAAGCCGCCGGCGTCGGATGCTGAAATCCTCGGCTGGAACGGGTGCGGGCGGGGCCGCAAGGCCCGCCGGAGGATCGTCGACAGCGGGTAACTCTGGCTTGTCAGCCAGAATGTCGGTGATGCTTCGAACTTGAAAACCCTTCGTCTGGAGATACGCCGGGTCGGACACGAGCGAGACGCGGCGCACGCGGATGCCGGTCAAGACGCGGACTTGCTGCCCGCCCTCTTCGGTCCATTTCTGGCCGCCGGGTTTCACGCGAAACGCAAATGACCCCTCGTTGATGTCGCCGCGTTTCACGCTGGTCATCAGGTCCCGAGCCCACTGGGTGTCCGGCGGATCGACCACCATCTGATAGCCGTCGGCGGTTTTGCGCATCTTCAGAGTGCCGTTCGATTGCCGACCGAGAATGAAATTCGGATCGTGGTTGAAATCGGCCTTCAGGTCGTCGTCAAACTCGCACGCCTCGGGGTCGATGCGCTCGCAGAAGCCGCCCAAATCCTGTGACAGCGAGTTGAACATGATCGGCATGCCGGTAAGTGTCGGCTGCTTGCCCTCACTGCCGGGCTCGGTCATGGCGCGAAAAGATCGGACTTCGAAGGCATCGCCGATCGAGTCTTTCTCGTCGGGTGTCTTCATGCCCTCGGACTTGTAAACCGACTTCAGTTTCGAGATCGCGCCTTCTTTGTCTGGGCCCTGATACTTCTCCCCGCGGTAGCCACCGTGCAGAGCAGCCCAGGCAGAGCCCATGAGGTTGTGATTCGGCTTCCCGTCCGCGTCGGTGTACGGGAGATGCTTTTTACCGTCCTTCTCGATGACCAGATACTTCACTGCGCGTTCTTCCATGGCTACCCCTCCGCGATCTGCACGTAAGCCTGAACGTATTGCCCCTCGCCGAGCATGGCGATTATGCCGAGTTGACCTTCTAGGAACCGGACGTGATCTTCCTCGTCAGCCAACGTCAATTCGAAAATCTGCCGGGAGACCGAATCGCCGGATTCCCGGCTCACATCAACACCACGCTGGTACATCTCGACCGCGCCCGACTCAAGCCGCAGTTGATTTCTGAGCAGATCCGTTATGGATGAGTGCCCGACGGTTGGATCTGGATTGATGACGGGCGCGGTTTCGAGAAACGTGAGCCGGCGGCAATATCGAGTGAGGTGTCCCTGCTCTTCGGCGGATTCCTCGCGCATCTTCGCCGCGAGAGTGGGCAGCCCGAGATAGTCGAGCCACTCGGCATCGGCGATGTACTGCGCATGCGAGAGCGACTCCGCGCTGACTGCCGATTGCAGGATTTCGAGGACCCTTGGATCGCCCTTCATGGCTACTGGATCGCCTTTCCGTTGACCTTCTGTGCGCTTGCGGGCAGTTTCACGGGACCCACGTAACCCGGCTGCGGCTGGTCGCCGATGTCTGTAACCGGGATCATCTGCGCCTGCATGTAGTGACGGTCACCCTCGGGCCCGATCGGGTTCCGGTCATCGTCGATGCGCGCCTCGTTGATTGAGATGATTCCGCCTTGGACGTCGGCTTTGCGTGTGTTGGCGCGCGTTAGCATGTCGGCCCGGTACAACTCGTGCATATCGAACCGGCATGTCAGCGAATCCTGCGACCCGAGCACGGAGATGTTCAGTTTTCGCTCCAACCGCGAACAGATCGGATGAATGCAGTGCTTCGCGAAATCGATGTCGGCCTGCTCCGCGCTCGCGTATGTCGCAGCCTTCCCGCCGGGGTCGCCCAGCCGGTGCAGCGGGTAATCGTAGATCCGCGCGATGTCAGCGACACTGAAATTCATGCCCTCAATGAACTGCGAATCCTGCAGACTCATCGAGAATTCCTTAAGCGTCATCCCGCCCCAGAGAATCGCCGGCTTCGACGCGTTCTCGAGACCACCCTGCACGAGGTTCCACTGTTCGCGGAACTTCTGCGTGTCCTTGATCTCGTTCGGGTACTGGATCACGAACGACGGCCGCGCGTTGTTGGCAAAGAATCGGCCGCCATACTCGTCGTACGCCATGCCGCGCGCGATCGCCTGCCGCAGCAACGCCACCGGGGAATAACCCATCAGGCCATCGAAGCCGAGGTACGGGATGTGCAGGATCTGGTATCCCAGGTACACGCCCGGCTTGACCGGAACTGAATACGGGTTGTGCGGGAAATACCGATAGATCAACTCCCCGCCGATTTCCGTTCGCAGCACCTGCACGTAGGGCGGCTCCAGAGGCCAGATGTTGCGTATCCGCCCGGCGCCATCCATGTCGAGAAACGAGTAGTGGTTCCCCCAGAGCAATAGGTGCGCTACGACGGATTCGAGCCAGTTGAACGCGCTCATCTCCGCGTTTGGTTCTTCGAGGAGCATCCGGTACCGATAATCGCCGGTCGCCGGGGTCCGCCGCGGCGGGTTGTCGTTACTGGTTCGGTAGGTCACCAGCGGCAGCGATGCGACCGTTTTCGCGATTCCGGACACGCAGGCGTAGATCGGCGCGTAGGTCAGCGCGATCTGTGGCGATACCGGGCGGCCGGTGTATGTCGACGTTCCCGTCGACAGCAGGTTGAATAGCGACGTGCCGATGCGAGCGTCGGCCAGGGCGCGCTGTTCGCCGACCGGGACCAGGTCGTGGCCAGCAGCTCGAGCGAGCGATGCGAGCGTTTCGATCATCGCGGCTCGGGCTCTCCGGACACCGTCTCAACAGAAACAACCCCGTCCCCGCGCTTGACTATCCGAAACCACGGGCTCGGCAGGGGGCCCTGCTGCGAGAATTGCTCGAGCAGCTCGAATGCGATCTTCGTTCCGTTGACGGTGACCGTCCGGTCTTCGTTGATTTCGATTTTCATTAACCAACCAGCTACGCCAACTCCAAAAATCCGCAAGCCACTTCTTTCGGCTGAGTCCGTAACTTCCACGCGAGCGCGCCAATCGCCGCCGTTACCGGGTCGATGCTGTATTCCGGTCGTTCCTTCCGCGGGAACACCATGCCCTTCGCATCCGTGTGCGCCACGACGTTCGAAACCGTCCAGGCGAGCAGCGGGTCGCCGTCGTGGTGAACCTTTCCGGCGAGAATCGCGGCCTCCATCTCCTTCATCGGGTCCGAGTAGTTCGCGACGTTCACTGGCATCTCGACCAGCACCTGGTCGCTCACGCCTTGCGCCCGCAGCCGCGAATGCAGGTACGTCATTTCCCGCGGGTCGAAAACGATGGCGCGCACGTCGAACCGCTCAAGGTCGTCGAGGATGTCACGCTCGATGAACTCGTAGTCGATGATGTTGCCTTCGGTCAGGACCAACCGGCCAGCCCGGGCCCAGCCAGCATAGTGTGCCGCGTTTGTGTTGATGCCCCGCTCTATTTCGTCTTCGGGAAGGTAATAGCGACCGAACAGGTACAGGTCGCCGTCTCGCTCGAACCACAGCATCTTTGCCGCGAGATCGTGCTTCGCGGCCAAGTCAAGCCCCATCCAGCACGGCTCACCGACAAAATCCTCAAGTGTCAAATTCGAGCGGCACTTATCCCACGCCTGCATGTTGAAGTAGGCCGTGTCTGCTGACACCCAGACGTTCAGGCGCTTCGTCAGGAAGTTGTTCTGCGACTGCGCCGACAGCTGCGCCTGGCGGCACAGTCCGGAAATATCATCCGGCAGTACAGACACGCCGTAATTCGGGTTGGCTTTCCGGTGAGCGGTTTCCTCGGTCCACTGGTCGCCCTCGTCGATCGTCCAAATGATCCCGAAATAACGATCGTCCTCGTAGACGCCCTCGAGCACCTTCATCACGTGAGAGCGCTGCTCGTAGCAGACGCCAGCGCGGTTGAATCCGGCTGTCGTGATGATCCACTTCAGCGCCTGCTTCCGGGCGCCCGTCGCGGTGTTCACCACGTCCCAGACAGCGCGTGTCTGGTGCGCGTGGAACTCGTCGACAATGGCGCCATGGATGTTCAGCCCATCCAGCGTGTTGGCATCGCTCGACAGCGCCTTGAACGTCGAATTCGCGCTGGGAACCGCGATCGCGTGCGCCAGGACAGCAACGCCGAGCGCCTCTTTGAGATCCGGCGTCCGGTTCGCCATCGCCCGGGCATCGTCGAACGTGATGCGCGCCTGGTCGCGCGTGGTGGCGAGCGAGTAAACCTCGGCGCCGGGCTCCCCGTCCGCGGCGAGCAGGTATAGCCCTACGCCACTCGACAGCGTCGATTTGGCGTTCTTGCGCGGCACTTCGACATACGACGTTCGGAACCGGCGCGAGCCGTCGGCGCACAGCCAGCCGAACACGACGCACAGGATAAACACCTGCCACGGCTGCAACTTCAGCGTGGCGGTGCTCCAGCGTCCTTTTACGTGCGGCAGCATTTCAATGAATTCGCAGACTTCGTTTGCGCG